GGCGTATATCCGGGCGTTCGATCGGATGCTGGAGAACCGCCGGATCGCTGGAAAAGGCGGGAACTGGCAGACGGGAGTGGATGTGTTCCACACATGGATGGAGAACGATGTGCTTCCGGGGCAGGAAGTACTGGAAGAGTTCAGGGAGGATATTTTATGAATTTGAAACCGGAAGAACTGGTCAAGGCGCTGCGGTATTGCAGCAACGATTATCCGTGCAAAACGTGCCCGGTAGAGTTGCAAAAGGATGAATCGACCTGCATCGGTGTGCTATTCAAGCATTGCATTGACCAGATCGAGCGCGACCAGAAGGAGATCGCCGAGCTGCGGGAGGAAAACGAGCGGCTGACACGGCGACTGTTTGAGCCGCATCCGGTACCTACAACATCGACACTGTGAGGAGGGGGGAGCGAAATGCTTGATATATGCCCTGTCTCCCTTGCCGAGGCGAATGAATTTGTTGCAGAGCATCATAGGCATCATAGACCTGTGGTAGGGCACAAGTTTTCCGTCGGCTGCACAGACGGCGAGAAAATCGTGGGCGTTGCAATCGTGGGCCGCCCGGTGGCGCGCTATCTTGATGATGGATGGACGCTGGAGGTAAACCGTTGCTGTACGGACGGTACGCGAAACGCATGCTCCATGCTATACGCTGCCGCATGGAGGGCGACCCGTGCAATGGGGTACAAAAAACTCATCACCTACATACTGGAAACGGAGCCGGGTACAAGCCTAAAGGCAGCTGGATGGACGTGTGTTGGTAAGGCTGGCGGGCTTCGCTGGACAGGCAAGCGCCGCCCAGAGGTCGACCTTTGCCCAGCACAAATGAAGATCAGGTTTGAAAGGGTGGCTGATGATGGAACGACTAACGTTTGAGGGAAACTTCTGCGAGATTGCGCAATGCGCGTGCATGAAGTGCCCATACGATACAGCTTGCAGCCAGAAACAGGTATGGGAACGGCTGAAAGCCTATGAGGGCACGGGACTTACACCGGCTGAAGTTCATAGTATGTCCGGCGAGTGGTGCGCGATGATGTCTGTTTTGAACAGCATCGGAAGCTACGACAGACTGCGGGAGCTGGCTGTGGCAGATCAAGAGGGGAACGTGATCGTCCTGCCATGCAAGGTGGGTCATCGGGTGTTTGCCCTGCTGGACACGGATAAGCATATAAGCGAGTGCGAGGTCAAGCAGATCGGCCTTGGTAATGAGATCGGATTTGTTGGACTTGAGCCAATAGGCGCCAGAGGGCGGGAGTATGGCGTATCGCTAAAAGGATTTGGCAAAACCGTATTCCTGACGCGCGAAGAAGCTGAAAAGGCGCTGGCGGAATTGGAGGGAATGAAGGATGGCTAAGTATATAACAAAAACGCAATTTTCGAAACTCGTGCATACCCAGTTATTCGACAACGATGAGTACTTGAGACTTTTAGCAGAGCTTGCAGGGATAGAATCACGGCCAACCACAGAGTACAACCACTACGACGAAAATGGTGATTTCATTGGCAGTAGCGTGGACACCGACCTTTCTGAATTGCTGGAAGCGGCTGGCGTGGAGGTGCGGGATGGATAAGTTAACGCCGTGCCCGTTCTGCGGCGGCTCGGCCAAGATCGTCCTGTGCGACGATGAAGGAAATCTTCACGATGAAGATTATGCGTTGAGACCTTATAGCGGGGTGGGTTTTATGATCAGGCATACTCACGAAGAAAACCCGCAGTGCCCGATTGCGGGATACGAGGTGGACGGCGGCATAGTCGGTGGCGTATATATCTACGACACCAAAGAGCAAGCCACCGAGTCTTGGAATAAGCGGGTAAACGATGCGTCGGTGCGGCATGGGAAGTGGGGTGACAATGGGATCGCGGGTTCGATGCTGGTGAAATGCTCTGTATGTGGCTTTGACTGCGGAGCAAACAGCTTTTCTTACTGCCCGAACTGCGGGGCGCGGATGCGGCGGGCGAAGCGGGAAGCGGAGAAGCTGATTCGCGAGAACCGGGAGCGGCTGATGACACCGAGCTGTGAGGAGGAACAATGAACACTGAAATCAAGAAGATCAAGGGATCATGGGAAGAGGTTGTAGACGATTGCCGGGCGACGGTTGGGAAACCGCCGCTCGGGCATGAGCCGAGCGAGGATTTCAAGCGCAGAATCCTGATTGCAGAGCATGGGCCGATCCGCACGATCTCGGTCAAGTGGATGTGGAACGGGATCAAGAGCTGGATTGCTACGCACTGGTCTAGGCACAAATGGGAGTGCTGCATCTCAACCCAGAGGAGCGACCGCACGGGCATTCCACGCGATAAGCTGACGCAGGATGCGCCAGTCAATTTCGTCGGTGAGGCGAACGTGCAGGCGCTCATCGACACGATGCGTAAGCGGTTGTGTAGTCAGGCTGCTCCGGAAACGCGGTGCTACGCCGAGGACTTTAAGGCAAAGCTTCACGAAATTCAGCCGGAGATTGCCGATGTGCTCGTCCCGAACTGTGTCTATCGATGTGGATGCCCGGAGCTTCATCCGTGCGGGATGTATGAATGGTGGCTGAAATTCCATCCTGAGATCGCAAGCACGAACATTCAGGAACGGTATGACAAGTACAACGAACTATTCCGGAAAGCGAGGGGCAAGGCATGACGTACATGGAGGCATGGAAGCTGGCGGCCCCGTATCTTCCAATCGATACAGACGAGCAGAGAGAGGCGTATCTGCTGATGTTCGGAGCGGTAAAGGCGATGAGCGAGAAGGAGGCGCGGAATGGAAAAGCTGGCAAAGCGAATCAGGAACAGCAACAAGCAGTATTTTGACGCCGGTGTGGACGCTGGGACGCAGAAAGCGTGTGATCTTCTTCTGGTGGCGGCCTATGAGTGCGGCTTTATCCGCACGCCGGAAAAGGCCAGGAAGCTGATGGAGACCTTGACGCAGCTGGAATCCGAGTACGGCGTCGCATGGCAGTGCAGGCCGGAATCCGACGAAGCGATTGCGAGAATCGACTATGTGCTGCAAAAGGTCTGCGGCGGGTACTTCCAGCCGTTTTTCGAGCGGAACGACCTGATAAAGGACTGGTGGGACAGATGATATGCAGCTGTGGCGGAAAATTTTACTCGCTGGAAGTCCGGCCTTACAAAAAGAACGGCATACTGCAACGGAGACGGTACGAATGCAGGAAATGCCACAAGGTGATCTCTGTTGCGGAGGTCGACGAGAAGGAATACAAGGAACTGAAGGAGAAAATCACGGAGCTGGAAATCAAGCTCTATGCGGTCAGAAAGGCGGTTATGGAATGATCGAGGGAACGAAAGACGACAACGGGAAACTGAAGCTCTCCAGTGTGCCGCCGGAACTCATTGAGGCAGTGGCCAGAGTACGGGATTTCGGGGACAGGAAATACACAGACCCTGAGAACTGGAAGCACATTGCCCCGGAACGGTGGCACGAGGCGCTGCTTCGCCATGTGCTGGCGATTTGGAATGATCCGATGCACATTGATGAGGAATCTGGCCTGCCGTCTCTGTGGCATGTAGCGTGCAATGCGGCGTTTTTGTGTGCACAGGATAACGAGGTGAATCCGTACACGTTTTGCAAGGCGATACCTTTTGCGGCAATCATCGACGGATAGAGGATGGTGACAGTGATGAAGAACTGTAATAGCTGTGAATTCTGCATCGCGTGGTGGTGCGATCTCTATGAACGGTTTCTGAATTCGGATGAGAACGGGCCGCTGCCGTGCGAGGAATGTTTGAAGAGCGGAGGGGAGATAACTTGATTATCGATATTCTAAATATCTTGGTGTTGATTGAGTGGGCGGCGCTTGGAATCGCGGTTTACATCAAGGCAAAGGGCCTGCACATAAGAGCACAACGAATGCTTGATTCGCTTGATGATGATGCGGAGGAAGTCGATGGAGCAGCAACAAATTAACACGGTATTCCCTGTGAGGCTTAAAAGGCTGCGGGAGAGGCGCCGAATCTCACGAAAGGTACTAAGCGAGTGCTGCGGGATGTCCAAAAACGTCATAAGCCAGTACGAACGCGGAGACCGCGAACCGACAGCCTCATCCCTCGCGCAGATCGCGGATTTTTTTGAAGTGTCAACGGACTACCTTTTGGGGCGGCAAAATTTCCTTTAACCCACTATTGTGGGCATTTTGAGAAGAATATATGCGATAATGTAACCGTAGGGGCTTGCCGACCCCCTACGGTTTCTTCCTTCACCGGCTACGCAGCGGAATCTGCGGAACCTCCTTTTTGTATTTGGTGTGCTTTATGCGGGATATTTGGAGTTTGGCGGGCAGCTCCAAGGAGAAGGAAGAGGAAGGAGAAACAATGAACGTACAAAACAGGAAATTATCTGAACTCACCCCATATCCGGGGAACGCGAAAAAGCACGACAAAAAGCAAATCGCCAATGTAGCCGAGAGCATCCGGCAGTATGGCTTTGTGCAGCCGATCGTGGTAGATCGCGACGATGTGATTATCATCGGCCACTGCCGCGCGCTTGCGGCAAAGAAGCTCGGCATGGACGAGGTGCCGTGTGTCAGCATGGACGATTTGACACCGGAACAAGTGAACGCCCTCCGGCTGGTGGACAATAAGAGCAACGAAAGCGACTGGGACTTTGATTTGCTGGCCGAGGAGCTGTCTGGACTTGACCTGTCGGCTTTTGACTTTGACTGGGGACTCCGCGACGAGCTAAACCACTCTGTTGTGGAGGATGATTATGATCCTGTTCTTCCTGCGGAGCCAAAAAGCAGGATTGGCGATGTGTACCAACTCGGGAACCATCGCTTGATGTGCGGAGATAGTACGTCCTTGACGGACGTACAAAAGCTCGTAGGGGGGGTGCAGATGGACTTGCTACTCACTGATCCTCCATACAATGTGGACTACAAGGGAACCGCTGGCAAGATCATAAACGATAACATGGAGGATTCAGCTTTTAGACGGTTCCTCACAGATGCATTCTCAAATGCGGCAATGGTAATGAAGCCGGGTGCTCCGTTCTACATCTGGCACGCTGATTCCGAGGGGTATAACTTCCGTGGGGCGTGCAGAGACGCAATGCTCCGAGTAAGGCAGTGTTTGATTTGGGTAAAAAACAGCATGGTCATGGGGCGGCAGGATTACCAATGGAAGCATGAACCTTGTCTCTATGGCGAGAGCGAGATTGAAGAGGACGAGCACGAGCCGTGCTTGTATGGATGGACGGAAGGCCACAAGCATTACTTCTTCAAGAACCGCAGGCAGACCACGGTACTCAATTTCGATAAGCCAGTGAGATCGGCAGAGCATCCAACGATGAAACCGATTAAGCTGTTTGACTATCAGATGCAGTGCTCGAGCAAACCGGGCGAGAATGTTCTTGACCTGTTTGCTGGTTCTGGCACAACGATCATGGCAGCAGAGCAGAACGGGAGACACGCATATTGCATGGAGTTTGACCCGAAGTATGCCGATGTCATTATTGATCGGTGGGAGAAATTCACAGGAGAAAAGGCGGTATTGCTCCATGACGATTGAAGAAGCGCAGGCGATCATTGATAAGACAAACAGCCCGTACTTAAAGCGGGACATGGAGAAATTCATCAAACGCCAGCGAAGGAAGGAGGGCGTATATGGCAAGGCCGAAAAAGGAAATAGATCAAAAGCAGTTCGAGGATCTATGCAGCCTGCAATGCACGCTTGAGGAAATCTGCGGCTGGTTCGGTGTAGCAGATAAAACGCTTGAGGCATGGTGCAAACGCACCTATGGTGCTGGTTTTTACGAAGTTTTCAAACAAAAGCGTGGAGCCGGGAAAATATCGCTCAGAAGAAGCCAGTGGAGACTGGCGGAGAAAAATGCAAACATGGCAATCTGGCTCGGGAAGCAGTATCTAGGCCAGAAGGACAACCCGGAGGAATCGGTCGATATGGAGGACACTGCCGCGTATTTGGCGGAGGCGGGCATCAAATGATTACGCAGACCCTTCATCCGACGTTCGGCGAGAAGCATAAGGCATATATCGCGGCGGCGACGCGGGCGACGATTTCCGTAGCGGAGGGCGCTGTCCGTGCCGGTAAGACCATCGACAACATTGCGGCATTTGCCTATTTGATCGAGAAAGGGACGCCTGACCGCATCCACCTTGCGACAGGCTCCACAGCGGCAAACGCGAAACTGAATATCGGGGACGCGAACGGCTACGGATTGGAGTATCTTTTCCGTGGCCGCTGCCGGTGGACGAAGTATAAGGGAAATGAAGCACTGGTTATCCGCTCACATAAGCGGGATTACATAGTGATATTCGCGGGCGGCGCGAAAGCGGACAGCTTCAAGAAGATTCGCGGCAACTCCTATGGGATGTGGATTGCAACCGAGATCAACCTTCACCATGAAGATACAATCAAGGAAGCATTCAACCGTCAACTCGCGGCGCGGGTTCGGCGGGTGTTTTGGGATTTGAACCCATCGGCACCCGGCCACTGGATATATGAGCACTACATCGACAAATTCCCGGAGAGCATGGGTGCGCGGTACAACTACCAGCATTTTACCATTCGGGACAATGCGACAATCACGTCGCAGCGGTTGGCGGAGATCGAAGCGCAGTACGACACGGGCAGTATTTGGTATCGCCGGGACATCCTCGGCGAACGGTGCATTGCGGAGGGTTTGATCTATCCTATGTTCGGAGAGCAGTGTATCACGGACGAGGAGCCGGACAGCGGCGAGTGGTACATCTCCATCGACTACGGCACCATGAATCCCTTCTCGGCTGGCCTTTGGCGTGTTGGGAATGGCCGTGCCGTCCGTGTGAATGAGAGCTATTACAACGGGCGCGAGCTGAAGAAGCAGAAAACGGACGAGGAATATTGTGATATGGTGGCGGCGCTTGCGGGCGCACGCGCCATTTCTGCGGTGATTGTTGACCCGTCTGCGGCATCGTTTATCGCGGCGCTACGGCGGCGCAGCGGGTTCAAGGTGCGGCAAGCGAACAACGATGTTGCAAACGGAATCCGCTGTGTGGCTGATTATCTGCTTAACGGGAAAATCAAAATCCATCGTCGGTGCGCCGCTACAATCCGAGAGTTCGGTCTATACCGCTGGGACGAGAAGCAGGAAAACGACAAACCCGTCAAAGAGAACGACCACGCGATGGACGAAACACGCTATTTTGCCATGACGGTTCTGCGGCGGGCGTTTAAGCCGCATGAATGGATTCCAGATTTGGCGTTATGAGGTGAGAAATGAAAACATATCAGGATTTTTTAGAGATCGCCGAAAAGGGCGAACAGGCGCGGATGGATTTTGTGATATCCGCGATTGATTCGTACAAAGCAACGGACTTGTATAAGACGGCACTGACAGCTCGGGAATATGATGAGCACAGAAACGTGACAATCATGAACTACCAGAAGCTCCTTTATACGCTGTCCGGGCAGGCGATACCGGACAATTATTCCGCAAACTATAAGCTCCGCAGCAATTTCTTTTCGGCGTTTGCCACGCAGGAGACGCAATATTTGCTCGGGAATGGAGTAACGCTGAAAGATGCAAGCCACAAGGAACAGCTCGGTCCAGCGTTTGACAATCGACTTCAGGACATCGGGCACGATTCGATTGTTGCTGGCGTGGCCTATGGCTTTTGGAACCTCGACCACCTTGAAACGTTTACAGCGCTCGAGTTTGTGCCACTACTCGACGAGGAAACTGGCGCTTTACGCGCGGGAATCCGATGGTGGCAGGTGTCCAGTGATAAACCGCTCCGGGCGACGCTTTTTGAAGTCGATGGATTCACGCAGTACATCCGACGGAAGGGGAAGCAGATGGAAGTGCTCAATCCGAAGCGTGGCTATGTGGCGGTTGTGGCGTCCTCGGTGGTCGATGGGACGGAGATTATGGAATACCGAAACTATCCCGGATTCCCGGTCATACCGATGTATGCGAATCGCGCGAAACAGTCTGAGCTTGTCGGAATGCGGGAGAAAATCGACTGCTACGACCTCATTTCCTCCGGGTTTGCAAACACCGTGGATGAAGCGTCTATTATTTATTGGACGATCTCCAATGCTGGCGGCATGGATGAAATCGATATGGCGAAGTTTAAGGATTCCATGCGCAAGCTCGGCGTTGCGATTGTCGATGACGAGGGGGCAAAGGTTGACGCCCACACGCTGACAGTTCCGGTCGACGCGCGAGAATCACTTCTGAATCGCCTGAATGACGATCTGTACCGCGACGCGCAAATGCTCGATGTGAAATCGCTTCAGGGCGGACAAAAAACAGCGACGGAGATTCGCGCGGCATATCAGCCGATGGACAATAAGGTTGACCAGTTTGAATATTGCGTGCGGGACTTCCTGCACCTACTCTTTGAGATCGTCGGAATTGATGATGAGCCGTCCTTCGTCCGGTCGAAGATCGTCAACCAGCTCGAGGAAACACAGATGGTTCTCATGGCGGCGGCATATTTGGACGATGAAACCATTCTGAACAAGCTGCCGTGGCTGACGCCGGAGGAGGTTGAGCAGATCATGCAGCGAAGAGAAAACGCGGATATTTCCAGAGAAGACTTTGATGACGGAGGTGGCAACGATGAAATCCAAGATCAGGAATGATTTGGCCGTGACTGTCGATGGTGTCGATCTCACAACGATTTCGAAACCAGAGTTCTATGTCCGTCAGGCAAATAAGTTTTTTCAGTACACCCCTGAAATTGTTGATGAAAAAACGATGGTTGTCCGCATCCCGTTTGAGGATGCAATGCAGCTGATACCGAAGAAAATTGTGAATGGACTGAAATCTCCGCCGTGCATGGTACAATTCGCATTTACAAGGGAAAATGGCACACCGGACTATTCAGAAAAACTTGAGGTTGACGTGGAAGACCTCCTGAAAACGGAGGGGTACCAATGATCAGACTGAAAGTGAAAGGTGAACCGGTAAGGTTAAAAGTCGAACAGGCTAAAACGGTTCCGGTATCAGGCGGCGGAAACGTCTCATCCGCGCAGATCAACACCATTGTAGTCCTCGACCGGGCGGAATATGACGCGCTGGCCGTCAAGGACGCGAAGACACTGTATCTGATTCGGGGGTGACGGAATGATCGCAGTCGGAGAAGAACAGCTAAAGGAGTTGTTTGTCGGTGAGATGGGCATTAAGAATGCCTGCATCGGCGAAGAACCCATTTATACCCGCCCGGGCGGATATTTATACATCGAACTGAGCGAAAAGAAAGGGGCATAACCTATGGCAAGTTTTTTCAATCTAATTCTTGATACGCTTGCACCGTCTGGGTTGACACTGAAGCTCAACAGCGGCGCGACGTATGCAACCAGCAACACCGTCACCGCAACGATCACGCTGACGGATGAAACCAAGACCGGCTACCAAATGAAGCTCTGGGGCATCAAGGCAGCGGCAACGGAAGAGGACGCATCGTGGGAGACCTTCGCGGCCAGCAAGTCTATCGTTCTGACGGAAGGCGATGGCCTGAAAACCGTACATATCAAGGTGCGGGATGACGTCGGCAACGAAACGGCTGCAGTCACAGCTTCTATCACGGTCAACACAGCAGTTCCGGTGGTCACGATCACTGGCCCAGACAAGACCAGGATCTCCAAAGTCTCCGGCTTCGACACCTGCGCATTCTCCTTCACATCCGATGTGGACTTCGAGGAGTACACTGTGCGTGTCGTGCCGAGCACCAGCAGCCTCCACGACGCCGGCACGCAGATCCCGACCACTGGCGGCTCCGCAAACACTTCCGGCAGCAAGGGCGGCTACAAGAAGGCCACGGCGATCAATGTCACCATCAAGGGCGCCGACCTTGCGACGGCCTCCTCCGGCGACGGCACGAAGATCATCAAGGTCTTTGTGAAGAACGCTGCCGGGACTTGGAGCGTGGCATAATGGCCGCGCCGGGACTGACGTTCACCATCACGGGGAATAAGATTTCGGCAGTCTCCGGGTACGATTCCATCACCGTTAAATTCTCGTCGGACATCGCATATCAGGCATTCGAGTGCCGCGCGACGAAAACCGGCGAGGACTGGGGGCGAGGGAAAGGGGCGCTCATTGCGTCCTTTTCCCAGACCCCTGCGGGGGCGGAGCGAACCTTTGAGGTCTACGACGATTTTCTCCTGAGCGGTGATGGAGAATACAGAATTTCTCTATACGCACAGGGAGCGGACGGAAGCTGGAATGATAACTATGGTTTTGTTCCGTCCGGCACGACCAAGACCATGCTGACGGCAGACGGCAAGGAATTTCTCTGCATGAAGGAGTGATTTTATGGCAGACCAATACAACAGTGCGCACACTGGCGCAGATATCGATCAGGCGGTGTCTGATGTCCAGAACAACAAGGCCGCATGGAGCAGTAAACCGCAACCCTCCAACACCACCCCGAAGGCACCTGGTACGGCATCGGCTGGTACCTCTGCGGCTTATGCCAGAGGGGATCATGTGCATCCGAAGCAGACGGTGACCAAGTCGGACGTGGGCCTCGGGAACGTGGACAACGTGTCGATCAACACGCGGCTGAACCGCACGACGAATGTCAATGCGTCGGACAGCAACTACACGACGTATATGGCGCGGGGCGAGGCTCTGTTTTCGGCGGAAACCACTCCAAGTGTCAACGGTTGCATTGCGTGGCAATATGGTTAAGGCGGTGATTCTATGGGACAAAAGGTAGAAGTCAGCGGAACAGGGTATGACCTCAAGGGCGGTAAACCGCTCATCGGCGGAACGGCCTATGCCATCAAGAAGGGACGGACGCTGATAGGCGGGACGGGGTATGACATTTCGCTTGTCAGCGGGACGCCAATCTCAGAGCTACCAGTGGGAGGCATCGTGAAAATCTCGGTGGATGGTACGCTGCGAGACTTCCTGATTGTGCATCAAGGATTGCCGGGCGCTATGTATGATGACTCTTGCAATGGTGCGTGGTTGTTGATGAAGGAGTGCATCGGTTCAAGCCAATGGAACCTCAGCGGAACAAACAACTACAATGGTTCGACTGCTCATAATTACTTGAATAGCGAATTTCTAAACCTTTTCGAAAGCAGCATAAAGGATGTTATCAAGCAGGTGAAAATCCCGTATCGCATGAACGGCGGTTATGGTTCCGACCAAAGTGGCGCGAATGGCCTGTCATGTAAAAGTTTTCTGTTATCCGCTCGTGAGGTTGGTGTTTCACTTAGCTATAGTTCGAGAGAGGGAAATAAGCTGGATTATTTCGAATGGAACAACGGCGAAGATAGTAAACGAATCGCGTATTTGGACAATCATGTTGTTGGTTGGTGGCTCCGATCTTCGGACAATGACAATGGTCAAGGCGTAATGTATATTGGAGTAAATGGCAGCTCTTCTTCAATGTACGCAAATTACGGCAATTCATTTCGCCCCGCCTTGGTTCTTCCCACTGATACGCTGGTTTCCGATGACGGAACGATTACGGCATAATAAATTGAAGGAGATGAGCAAATGAGTACATCGGTTATTATTCATGAGGTGGAATACCCGGCTGAGATCAGCGGGGTATTGCAGAATCCCAAATGGGACAGGCGCGATACGAAGGCTATCACGCTGAAAATGACGCACGCACAGGCTGTGAGCCTGTTTGTGGACGGCCTCGCATGGAGTATTAAACAGGTCAACGCCTATCCGGTTCTTGATGACAAGGGTCAGCCCACAGGCGAAACGAAGACCGAGACGCAGACCTTTGACAACTCGGATTATTCGGTCGCTGGGAGCATCACAGACAACCGAGATGGAACCGTGACGTGCATGATGGGCAAGCCGACAGAGACGGAAACGCTACGAGCGGAAAAAGCCGACGCGGAACTGGCGGCGAAAATCTTGCTTGGGGAGGCAGAATGAAGATGACCTATACAGAAAGAGCTAGAGCACTACGGCCCTATATTGAAAAAGCGGCTGTGAGTCTAGCTGATGAAGATGCGCTGCAAGCAGTGGAGCTGTTTCCCCAATGGGTGATAGACCACGCTTATGTAGTAGATGAGCGGCTGCAATATAAGAATGTGCTATATCGCGTGGTTCAGGCGCATACTTCACAAGCAGATTGGACGCCGGATAAGACACCGGCGCTGTTTGTGGTCGTTTCACTGGACGAATGGCCTGAATTTGTGCAACCCACTGGTGCGCACGATGCGTACAAAAAGGGCGATAAGGTGACGTTTGAGGGCAAGCACTATATCAGTCTGATTGACGCGAATGTATATTCGCCCACAGCATATCCGGCTGGTTGGAAAGAACAGGCATAAAAAATCGCCATTCGGCGAAAATTGACAATGGAGGCGTGCGGTGGACTACGGGCATAAAATGACGGACAAAGAGCTTCAGAAGCTCGAAAAAAAAATTTCAGCTGCTTACCGTGCCGCACAGCGCGAACTTGATAAAACCATCAAGGAATATTTCGAACAATTCCGTCTGCGGGACGAAGCAGAGAAAAAACGTGTTGAGGCTGGAGAGGTTACGCAGCAGGAATACACACAATGGAGGCTGGCACAAATAGGGCGCGGAAAACGATTTTCGGCACTTCGCGATAAATGTGCCGAGAGAATCACGAAAGCACATGAGATCGCCGTTGCGTATGTCAACGATGCGACACCGGGCATCTATTCGCTGAACCGGAATTATTCGGCGTATCAGATCGAGCAGACAGGCGCGAACGTGGATTTTACCTTGTGGGATGAAGCCACGGTGCGTCGGCTCCTTATCGAGAATCCAGAACTTATGCCATACTACCCACCAAAACGGGCCGTAAAGCGCGGCATTGATCTTGCGTATGGGCGCAGGCAGATCACGGCCAGCGTGACAAGTTCCATCCTGCAAGGAAAGAGCATCGGCGGGATCGCGGACGATCTCCAATCCAGAATCTATACAATGGATAGAGAATCTGCGATCAGAACGGCAAGAACAGCTGTAACTGGTGCGCAGAATGCGGGGCGTCAGGATGCGTGCGAGGCCGCACACAAAATGGGGATCGAAATAAAGAAGCAGTGGGTCGCCACGCTTGACGGAAGAACGCGCCGTTCGCATGCGCATCTCGACGGAGAGACGGTTGACTATGATGATGTTTTTTCAAATGGTTGTCGCTTCCCCGGTGACCCGCGCGGAAAGCCTGCAGAGGTTTATAATTGCCGTTGCCGTATGATCCAGCTTGTGAACGGCGTAGATTTCCGCGCAAAACGTCGCATCCGGGACGAAAATGGTCGAAATGTCGTCGTGGATAATATCACATACAAGGAATGGGAGCGGATGAAGAAAAATGGAAGCGGACAGTCTGCAAATCGAAATCGATGATCATAGCGAAGAAGTTCGACAGGGAATTTCAGAAGCTCTGCTCCGCGCACTTGAAACATGCGGGATTCAGTGCGAATCATACGCCGCGATGCTCTGCCCGGTTGATACTGGTGCGCTCCGCAACAGCATAACGCATCAGGTGTACCCATCTGAAAAGGCTGTTCACGTCGGAACACCGCTTGAATATGGCGCTTACGTTGAACTTGGAACGGGCATCTATTATGATGGAGGCAGGCAAACACCGTGGGTGTATCAGGATGCAAAAGGAAATTGGCATTATACGCGCGGCAATAAAGCACAACCGTTTCTGAAGCCTGCACTGAATGACCACGCGGATGAGTATAGGGAAATCATTAAAAATGCGCTTGAAAATGCGTAATAGCAGAAAAAGTTTCCGCACACCCACTATTGTGGGCGTTGCGGACTTTTTTTGCCTTAAAATTATAGGAGCAACTGGTAAACACCGCGAAGCACTGCGGTTTTATACAACAGTCGTGCCGAGGAACCGGCACCGAAGAAAAGGAGACTGAACAATGGCACTTACCCGAAAATTGCTTAAGGGCATGGGACTGACGGAGGAACAGATGGACACCATCATTGAGGCGCACTCCGATACAGTCGATGGGCTGAAAGGCGAACTGTCGAAGTACAAGGCGGACGCCGAAAAGCTCCCCGGCGTGCAAAAGGAGCTGGAAGACCTGAAAGCCAAAGGCGATGACGGCTGGAAGGACAAGCACGACAAAGTCAAAAGGGAATTTGACGAGTACAAGGAAGAGCAGACGAAAAAGGAAACCAGAAGCGCGAAGGAAGCCGCTTATCGTGACCTTTTGAAGGCTGCCGGTATCAGCGACAAACGTCTCGACGCGGTTATGCGCGTTACTGATCTGGACACGGTCGAACTGGAAGACGGGAAAATCAAAGGCGCTGATACGCTGAAATCGTCCATCGAGAAAGAATGGGCCGATTTTATTGTAAAGACTGACCAGAAAGGCGCGGACACCAAAAACCCGCTGAATAATGTCGGGGGCGAGACGATGACCAGAGCGGAAATTGCGGCGCTGCCGGATAGAGAGGCACGCAGAGAAGCTCGTCTCAAGCTCCTGCAAAACGAACAGTAAAGGAGACTATATATGGCTGAAACTAATCTCATCAAGAAAAATGATCTCGCGCGTGAGCGCGAAATGGAATTTGTCGATCAGTTCGGCTATTCCATTAAGAAGCTCGTCGAGGCGCTCGGCGTGACCAGAAAGATCGCGAAACAGGCTGGCACTGTGCTGAAAGCCTATAAGGCAACCGGTACGCTCGAAAGCGGCATCGTTGGAGAGGGGGAAACTATTCCGCTCTCCCATTACAAGGTTGAGCCTGTGAACTATGCGGAGATCACCCTCAAAAAGTGGCGCAAGGCTACGTCTGCGGAGGCGATCACCGACCGTGGTTACGATCAGGCCGTCGAAATGACTACCACCGAAATGCTCCGCGATGTGCAGCGCAGCATCCGCAAGAGCTTCTTCGATTTCCTTGCGACTGGAACTGGCGCTGTGTCCGGCAAGGACTTTCAGAGCGTGCTTGCACAGGCGTGGGGCAACCTTCAGGTTCTCTTTGAGGATGACGAGATCGGCGCGGTCTACTTCCTCAATCCGCTGGATGTTGCTGACTATCTGGCGAGTGCGAACATCACGCTCCAGACTGCGTTCGGCATGACCTACGTCGAGAATTTCCTCGGCCTCGGTACTGTGATCCTCAATTCCAGTGTTCCGAAGGGCAAGATTTACGCTACCGCGAAGGACAACATCGTCCTCTACTACATCCCGGTCAATGGTGCCGACCTCAACGAAGCATTTGCGTTTACTTCCGACGCTACCGGATATATCGGTATCCATGAACAGCCGGACTATACCAACATGACCGCCTCTGACACGGTAGTCAATGGTATGGTGCTGTTTGCAGAGCGCCTTGATGGTGTTGTTGTCGGCTCGATCGACAACGGTACACTTGGCGCGCTGACTGTGACGTCCGCAGCTGGCACCGCTACCGGCGACACAAAGCTGACTGTTTCCCCGGCGAAGTCCGCAAAGGGCAACAAGTACAAGTATAAGTCGGCGGAAACCACGGCTCCCATCGTTGTATACGGAGAGAACGTGCAGAGCTGGAATGACTGGGATGGAAAGTCCGATCTCACCATCACGAGCGGCCACAAGGTCACTGTTGTTGAGTGCGATGGCAACTTCGCTGAAATCCGGCAACGCAACCGTTACCGTAAAGTAATTTAGGAGGGGCGCAATGCTGACAGAATTATGCGGACATTTGAGGAATTGGTTTGACCGTGAACGGTATGCCGGAACCTTCACCGTAGAAAATGGCAGTATTGCGCTTCCTTTTCTTCGGGAAGGACAGTATTTTAGGATTCTTGGCTCGACGTACAACGACGGTGTGCATCAATACCCAGCCTATGGGTTAACGGACGAGGCGTTTGACGGCGCTGTGTGGGCACTTGCAATACCGCCGTCCGTCTTGGCCCTTGACGCAGAAATCGAGGCATGGCAGGACAAGAACGGCGACACAGCAGCGTCACCGTATAGCTCGGAATCGTTCGGCGGGTATTCTTACTCACGGGCGACGGATGAAAAAACTGGCGGCGCAGTGACGTGGCAGAGCGCGTTCCGCGGCAGATTGAATCAGTGGAGGAAATTATGAGCCTTTTGAATGATTTCGCCCGCCCTTGCGTGCTCATGGAGAAACACAGGGAGCCGGACGGTGCTGGTGGATATGTTACCACATGGACGGAGGGCGCGGCGTTTTCGAACTATCAAGCGCTGGACACGTCCATGCAGGCCCGTCGTGCAGAGAAAGAGGGCGTTACAAGCGTCTACTCGGCGCTCGTTGACAAGGCTGTGCCGATTGAGTACGGCGACTATTTCCGGGACACAGAAACCGGTACGACATACAGAGTAACGTCAAACCCGGAAGAAAAGCAAGCGCCACGTTCCGCAAGTTTCACTCTAAAATATTTTACGGCGGAAAGGAAAGAGTTACCGGCATGACGAAAGATAAAGCATTACACGCATGGTTCGGCCAGTTTCTCCCCGCCTATCCGGCGTCCTCCGTGCCGGGGGACGCCGTTTTTCCGTGGTTGACCTATGATCTTATTCTCGGAGCGTGGGACAGCGGAGAAGCATCAATCACGGTAAACCTCTGGTATTACACCGAGAGCGAAGCTACCCCAAATGCAAAGGCACAGGAGATTGCGGACGCTATCGGAATGGGCGGCGTATTTGTCTCATGTGACGAGGGCGCGATTTGGCTGAAACGTGGCACTCCGTGGTGCCAGGCGATTAAAGACGATTCTGAACCAAACGTAAAACGGCGGTATCTCAATATCACCGCCGAATTTATCACACCCAACTGAAAGGACTGATTTTATATGGCAAAGTTTACGAAGATCCCCGCCGATACGTTCAAACAGCTTCAGATCAATGCGGGCATCATTCTGAAAGATTTCACCCCGGCTTCTGGCACGTTCAAAGCCGCTGACCAGCTCGGCGCGACAACCGGAGGTGTCACGTTCACCGCTACGCCGACGTTTTCCGATTATGGTGATGACGTTGACAACTGCCCCAAGAATATGAAGGAACTGAAGCGCCAGGAATCCATTGAGGCGAAGGCCAGCGGCACGTTTGTCACCATGTCCACCGCCGTTGCGAAGTCTCTGATTGCTACGGCGGACATTGACGCACAGGATTCTACGAAGATCGTTCCGCGCCTTGATTTGGCCGATTCTGATTTCGATGATCTTTGGATCGTCGGTGACTATTCTGACAAAAACGGAGAGCAGAAGGGCGGCTTCATCTCAATCCACATGATGAACGCACTCTCTACCGGCGGATTCCAGATGAAAACCAGCGACAAGGCAAAGGGCCAGTTTGCGTTTGAGTACACAGCACACTTCGCAATGGCGGAGCAGACCAAAGTCCCGTATGAAATCTACATCAAAGCTGGCGAGGCGGACGCATAAGGAGGAAACATGAAACTTTCTGAACTGAGTACGGATCGCGCGGCGGATGTGCTGTGCGAGATTTCCGTTTTCCTGCTCAATATCACGAGCGACGAGGATGTCATCACATCCCTGAAACTCAACACAAAGGAAGCGAAAACCGTTGCAGAGAAATATGCAATGGCGGCAAATCGCGTCAGCCAGTGGGTGCCGATGCTTCTGAAAAACCATAGAGAAGACGTGTTCGGCATCCTTGCAGTTTTGAACGAAAAAAATGTCGATGACATCCGGGAGCAGAAGATCGTGGAGACGCTGCGGCAAATCCGGGAGATCGCGCAGGACAAGGAACTCATTGATTTTTTCTCATCGTGCGTATCGGAGGGGAAAGAGTAACACTCTCCCTTCTGGATGCGCCGAAAATTTCAGCGCCCGCACTCATTCGACTCCTGCCCGTTTTGATTCGGCAGCGGAGGGAAAAGTGGTTGTTTGATGATTATATGTCGCGCTGTGCCAGAGTTTTAACAGAGAACACTGCAAAACTTGTGGGCGGACGGTATATGCAGTCGGATCTTGATGAAATATTGCGTCCGAAGAAAGAAGACACACGCTCTTGCGAGGAAATTACAACTGATATTGTGCGGCGGTGTGGATTGGTGGTGGAAGAATGAATTTACTGGATATTGTGGTGAAGATCACTGCGGATTCATCCGGCGTGGATGATGGGATGGATTCCGCGAAGAAGAAAGTGTCGTCGTGGAAGGATAATGTCGGGAAAGCGGCGAAAACTGCGGCGAAGGGGTTTGCTGTTGCAGCAGCAGCCACGACTGCGGTCATCGCTGGAATTAGTAAGGTTATCGATGCGACGGAGGAATATCGTGTTGCACAGGGCAAACTGAACGCCGCCTTTGAAACTGCCGGATATAGTGCTGAGACGGCACAGGCGGCTTACACTGGCCTTTACAAAATCCTCGGTGACACGGATACCGCCACAGAAACAGCGCAGCTCATGGCGAAACTGGCACGCAACCAAGAAGATTTCGCAACGTGGACGAATATCGCCGCTGGTGTAAACGGCACGTTCGGTGATTCGCTGCCCATCAACGGACTTATTGAGGCCGCAAACGAGACGGCAAAGGTTGGACAGGTTACGGGCGTTCTGGCGGATGCGTTGAACTGGGCTGGTATTTCCGAGGATGACTTCAATGAATCACTTGCGAATTGCTCCGGCGAGGCGGAGCGGAACAGCTTGATCATGAATACCCTTTCCGGTACATATTCCGATGCGGCGGATTCTTTCTACAAAAATAACGAGCAGGTAATCAAATCACGCGAAAATCAGGTGAAGCTGCAGGAATCGACCGCGAAACTCGGCGAGAAGTTCCAAGAACTGAAAAACAATTTCCTCGATAAACTGACCCCAACATTCATAAAGGTTATGGATGCAGGCATCCAGTTTATCGATAAAGTCTCAAAGGCCCTTGACGATTCTGGCCTCATTGAGGCAATCGGATCGATCCTTGAAATTGCGGTTGGGTTGCTCGATCCGCTCGCAGATCTGATCGTGACTTTCCTCCCGGCATTGAAGGTTGCTCTTGATCCTGTCGCAAAAGTGCTCGCGTTAATTGCTGATGCTGCGAACGTCGTAGCCGGTATTTTTACATGGGATTTTAACCGGATCGGCACGGCACTCGGTATGAATGTTTCGAAGGGCCGGTTATCTACCTATCAGAAGGTTGTCTATGGAGATACGCTCAAGAGCACGTCTTATAGTGAATCCGCAGGCGGATGGACTGGAACTGGTGGTTATATTGAGGCTGGAACCGGGAAGTATGTGCCTTACTCGGCGAGCAATTCCACGACGAATAATTACAACATCAACATTGATTCGTCAAACGTGCAGCAATTTAACGATGTGGTAAACATCGCGCAAAATCAGCGCAGAACCAGCAGAATGGGAGGCGGCTAATATGGGTTATAAACAGGAGCGCCGCAGAGTGGTTCGGATGGGAGGTGCAACGGGATGAGTACAACGCTAACGCTCCAAGCGGTGCAGTCTGCGGCAACACTGTATTCTCAACCAACGACTACCTTTAACACAGAGACAGAATATTCATCTGATGCGCTTAATAACAGAGCATTTTACAAAATGTATGTCTCATTTCAGCCAATTCCTGCCGCATATCAATTTCAGAAGGTTGAAACAATCATATCGTATCTGTACTATCGCTCGCTGTATTCTCCCGCTCACACCGAGACCGTCGGAAGCGTTGATCCGATAAGCAAATCATTCGATGCTAGCACATTAAATTACCAAAATGCACCCGGGCGTATAGGCGGCAGTAGTTATTCCCTGTATTTGTATAAAACCGGATATGATTCAAAATCATGGGTTGATGCATTTAATAGTTTTTCTAAAATTTTGAGATGTGGTTTGATGACCGATGTCTCATCATGGTATGCAGTGCAATCATCGAGAAGCGCGAACCCTCCTTACTTGGAGGTCAGTATTGGCGATGAAATTATTGGACTAACAATATCTAATGCTGCACCATCGAACGGGTCAATTGTTGCTGCAAACAGCAATGTATTTTCATGGAAAGAAGCTGCAAGCGGAACCTGCTATGCGGAGATTTCTCGCACGTCTGCAAAGTTCCGCTGGCGCAAATCTGCATCCGACACGGTCAAAGAAATCGACGTGCCCGGCACGGCCACCTCCATCACCATCCCGGCAAATACTTTTTCCGGCGACAGCATCCAGTGGCAGCTCAGCGTGACCGCGAACAGCGGCGTCACCACGACCTCCGATTGGATGACGCTCTCGCTGACCGATGTGGAATCCACAGCCGTTGCGGTTGCTCCTGACCGGGCAGTCCTCGACGGATCGTCCGACAACGTATTCAAATGGGAACATGTCATTTCGACCGGCACGGCCCAAACGAAGGCCGAATTGCAGCAGAGCACGGACGGCAGCACATGGACGGCGCTGGCAACCGTCACCGGTGCAGCCAACACATGGACGGCTCCTGCCGGGACGTTTACCTCCGGCACAAAATACTGGCGCGTGCGGACGTACAATTCCAGGGGTGCTGCGGGCGCATGGAGCGCTGCCACACAGTTTATTGTGCTGGCCGCCCCTGCAACACCTCCCGTGTCTATCGTGTCCACAGAGCCGCGCCCGGAGATCCGCTGGCAGTCGGATGAGCAGCAAGCCTACCAAGTCGAGATCGATGGCGCCTATGCCTCCGGTACGCGCTTCGGAACCGGGAAGACGTGGAAAGCCCCATTTTATCTGGCCGATGGCAGCTACACGGTGCGCGTCCGTGTGCAAAACGAATACGGCTTCTGGTCGCCGTGGGGCACGGCGGCGCTCCCGGTCACGAACGTACCAGGCGGCACGATCACGCTGACAGCAAGTACCGAAAACGCAGTAACGCTTGCATGGGTGGATTCCGACAACTACGATTTTTACATTGTATACCGGGACGGGACACCGATTGCAAAGGCGGAAGAGCACGGATATGTGGATAACATGGCGATTGGCGCCTGCACATATCAGGTGCGCGGCTGCTATTCCGACAACGATTATTACGGCGTTTCTGCCGAAGTCTCTGCCTCGGTCACGCCGGAATACAACGTCTTGTATGATATGGACGCCGGAGAATGGCTGACCATGAAGTACAGCGGCCTGACCAATCAGCCGGTTACTAGAAGTATTAGCCGATCGATTGCAGAGGTAAGACTCTCCGGGTACACATATCCCGTTGCGGAGCGCAGCAAAACGAAAACTGCGACCTATGACGGGAATGTCGTATTCTTAAACAGAGACAGCGCCGAGAAGTTCGAGGGCATGATCGGACATCTGGTTTGTTTGAAACTGCATCCGTCGGGAGGCTGCATCGGGTATCTGAATGAGGTTTCTGGAGAGGTCAACCAATACAAGAGTGTGTATTCGTTCATGGTGACACAAATCGAGTACGAGGAGGAGATTGACATTGATTCGTGACATTTTCTTCTCTGTAAATGTTTTGCGGAATGGGGCGCATTATGCGTCCCTCCGCTGGAAACGCGACTCTGCTCCAAATGTATATACAGATAAAAACGCAAAAATTAAATCGAGTTTTGCAGGGACATTTCTTTACGATCCCAATATCAACTATCTATCTGATGAGCTGCAACCCACAATTTCCATCAATGGCGTGGAAAACTCATTGGGAATTTTCCGCATCACGACGTACAAGGAAACGACCGAAGAAGACGGGCGCTGGGTGGCGATTGAAGCATACGATCGGAGCTGGAAACTGTCCACGATCAAAACGGAAGGCATCAAGCATTTTTCCGCTGGCTCGTCGTACATAACTATCGTCCGGCAAATGCTGACGGAGGCCGGGATTTCTCTTGTGATTGCGACACCATCTGAAGCGACGCTACAAACCGACCGGGAAGACTGGCAAATTGGAACTGATTATCTTACAATCTGTAACGCGCTGCTTGATGAGATCAATTATGATCCCATTTGGTTTGATGCAAACGGTGTGGCGCGTCTGACGCCGCATGAGACGCCGAGCGCGTCGAATATTGATCACCAGTACAGCACGACAGATATTCGTTTTCGCGCCCCTGTCGGTCTGTCAGCGAGCCAAGAGAACGACTTTTTTGATGCACCGAATGTGTTTGTTGCAATTTGCTCAAACCCGGATTTAGACGCGCCTATGGTCGCCAGAGCAGAGAATGATAATCCATCGAGTTCTATTTCCACGTTCAAGCGCGGCCAGAAGATCACAAAGGTTGTAAAGGTTGATAATATCGCCAGTCAATCTGCGTTGCAGGCGTATGTCGAAAACATCCGCAATCAATCCATGCTCGGCACGAAGACGATCACGTTTCAGTCGTTGGCGGAGCCAGGGCACGGCATCGGGGATGTTATTGCAATCGAGCATCCGACCATCGGCGGAATCTACGAAGAAACCGGATGGTACATCGAGATGAAAGAAGGCAGCATGATGAAGCATACGGCAAAGAGGGCGGTGATTGCATGATTGGCGTGACGAGTTTTTTTGATACAGACGAAACGGCACAGAAGCCACAACCTGAATTTATGCTGGCGACCGTTGGCGCAAAGTATACCGATGGACTGTCGCTGATCTTTGACGGGCAGACAGAGGCAACCGCAAAGCACTATAAATGCAACACGTCCGTTACATTCAGTGCGGGAGATCGAGTTAAAATCTGCCGTGTATCCGGAACTTACATTGTCGAGTACGTTGTTGGAAAACCGAAATAAGGAGAAAGAATATGGATTCTGGAATTATCACGATCATTGTAGCAATCCTCGGCTCGTCTGCGCTGACGACCGTCGTTCAGGCAATCGTCAGCGCGATCCAGAAGAAGAAAGGCAAGGGCGACGCGCAGAGCGCCCACCTGAAGGCCATCGACGAGAAGATCGACAAGATCACGAGATTGCAGGATGAGCAGTATTTAAGCATCCTGCGCCTCACGATCATGTCGGACGAGATGCCCATGTCGGAGCGGCTGATCGCCGGGAAGAAGTACGTCAATCGCGGCGGCAACGGGGATGTCAAAAAGGCGCTGCATAAGCTCGAAGATCAGTGCGAGGCCGGGCGGTATGAGGCGGGCTGATGGAGACTTCGAAGAAGCTGCTCATTGGCAGCGCGGCGGCAAGCGTCGTTTGCATTATCCTGAATGTGCTCGGCGTGCTGAGTGTGGAGGTCACGTTGGCAGTCATCGGATTTGCGACGGCGATTGGGATGTTTTACCTGTGGAAGGCCAAGAACGAGAACAGAAGCAAGTATGCGATCAAGTACATCAAGAGTTTACCGGAAACGTATACGGCAGAGGAAAAGGCACGGTTTTTGGAGATCGTGCTCAAGGACTGAAAGGAGAACATAATATGAAAAAACTGTTTATCTCTCAGCCTATGAAGGGCAAGACCAACGAGGAAATTCGGAAAGAGCGTGAAGAAGCGATCTTCTGCGCAAAGGAGCTGATGGGCGATGAAATCGAAGTGATTGATAGCTTCTTTGAAAACGCTCCGGCTGATGCAAGGCCACTGTGGTATCTTGGCGAATCACTGAAACTGCTGTCTACGGCTGACGTTGTGTACTTTGCCACCGGTTGGAAGAACGCCCGCGGCTGCAAGATTGAGCATATCTGCGCGGAGCAGTACGGTATCAACATCGTAGAAGCGTGAAAGGAGTACATAACATGGAAAAAATTATGAAACGGCTGTCGAATCTGCTGAGCGTGAAGTCGCTGGTGACGCTGCTGCTGACGGTGGTGTTTACGGTGCTGGCGCTCCGGGGCGACATCACAGGAAAAGACTTTTTGACGATATTCCTGATGGTCATCACGTTCTATTTCGGGACGCAGAGCCAGAAGGCACAGGACGCGATGGACGCGAAGGGTGACGGCGATGGTACCAATTAAAACGATGCTGGCCCATCGAGCCAACTACGGCACGAAGCGCGGCGGGGCCATTGAGTGGCTCGTCATGCACTACACGGCCAACGACGGAGATTCCGACACCAGCAACGGCAGGTACTTCCAGCAGCCTTTGAATCCGGTCGCCAGCGCGCACTTTTTCGTGGACGATGATTCAATCACGATCTCCGTGCCGGAGGACTATGTAGCCTTCCATTGCGGCGCGTATCACTACACACACCCATTCTGCCGGAACTACAACTCTATTGGCATTGAGATGTGCGATGCGAAGCGTGACGGGAAGGTCATGGCAACAGCAAAGACTATCGCCAATGCCGCAGACCTCGCCGCGATGCTATGCGAAAAGTACAACATCCCGGTCGATCATATCATCCGGCACTACGATGTGACCGGGAAACTCTGCCCAAAGTACTGGGTGGACGATCCGCAGGGCATTGTCAGATTCAGGAACATGGTAAAGGAGAGAATCGAAATGGTGAGTAAATGCAAGATGATCATTGACGGAAAAGAGATCGAGGTCGAACGGATCTTAAAGGATGGGACGAATTATATCAAAATTCGCGACATCGCAAAGGCTCTTGATCTGGATGTGTCGAACAAGGGAAACATTCCCATTTTGAGCAAGAAGGGGTGATTGGATGTCGCCGCAGGCGCGGTATAATCTACCGCCTGAATTATCCAACCTGATGCGTGGGGAAATGGAAACCGTTATTTCCCAAGCAAACCTCGGGCAGGAAAATGAGCGCATTGCACAGCTCTATTACGTCGATAAGCGACCTCAGATTGACGTTGCATCGGAGTTGTATCTCGGGCGAGCCACCGTGCAGCGGCGGCTCCCCGGAATTCTCGACCGAATGCGAAAGACATCTAGCCGACTATATAGTTAAACTCGAAACGGGCGAAAATGATGCACAATCGCGGCACATAAACCCGAAAAACAGCCCATACTGGACACGTTGAGAGGTGTCCGGTATGGGTTTTTCTTTTTACAATCCAAATCCCACGCGGCGTCAGGTTGGGGATTGCCCTGTTCGGGCGATTTGCAAGGCGACCGGTAAATCGTGGGATGAGGTATATGTCGCGCTTGCGCTTCATGGGTTTGAGGTTGGCGATATGCCATCCGCAAACGCTGTTTGGGGAGCGTACCTGAACCAGCTTGGCTATGCCAGGCATGGCGTACCAAGCTCCAACCCGGACACATACACAGTTGCGGAGTTCGCGCGTGACCATCCGATCGGTACATACATTCTTGCGCTTGCAACCCATGTGGTCTGCGTCATGGATGGAGATTGGTTTGACACATGGAACTCCGGAAGCCAAACACCGCTTTATTTTTGGGAAAGGAACGAATCTGAATGTATGGACAGTACCAACCGCCGATGAGCTACCAACCATTTTATCAGCCGCCGATGCAAGACCAGCTCATGCAGCTTCGCCAACAGTATCAACCGCAGCAGCTGCCCCAGCCTATGGCGCAAATGCCGCAGCCTGCCCAGAGCATGATTTGGGTACAGGGTGACGCGGGCGCAAAGAGCTACCTCGTCGCGGCTGGGAACACGGTTCCACTGTGGGATAGCGAGAACCCGTGCATTTATATCAAGAGCGTGGACGCGTCCGGCGTTCCGTCCATGAGGGTTCTGGATTACACGGAGCGCACGGGCGCGAGGACACCAGCACAGCCGATCATACCGGCCAGCGGTGAATTTGTCACCCGAAGAGAGTTTGAAGCGATGGAAGCACGTGTGAACGCGCTGGCGGCTGCTGGCGCGGAGAACAAGAAGGAGGAACACCACAATGCCGAACCCACTGTTTAACGCGCTTGGCGGCGGCAGAGCGCCGCAAATGCCCGGCCAGATGGGGCAGTTTCAGAGAATGATGCAGCAATTCCAGCAATTCAAGGCGAACTTTAATGGCGACCCGAAAGCCGAGGTTGAAAAAATGATGCAATCCGGCAAGCTCACGCAGCAGCAGCTAAACCAGCTGCAGGCCGTTGCGCGGCAGTTTCAGGGTCTTTTGCAATAATCAATCCGTGGCCACGGTTGATAATATATTTTCTTCAAGGAGTACGACAAAATGAGCCTTACCGATGGTACGACTATGACTATGCCGGTAGCACCTACTGGCATGGGCGGCAACGGCTGGGGCGGCTTCGGCGGCGATGGCGGATGGTGGTTTATCATCCTGTTCCTCGCGATCTTCTGCGGCTGGGGCGGCAATGGCTGGGGCAACAACAATGGCGGCGGTGCGACGGATGGATACATCCTTGCATCCGATTTCGCCAACATTGAGCGCAAGCTTGACGGCGTCAATAACGGCCTGTGCGACAGCTTCTATGCGATGAACACCAGCGTCCTGAACGGATTTGCGGGCGTCACGCAGGCGGTCAACAGCGGATTCCAGACGGCAGAGCTATCCCGCGCGAACCAGCAAGCCGCGCTGATGCAGCAGCTTTTCCAGATGCAGATGCAGTCTCAGAACTGCTGCTGCGAGAACCGGGAAGCAATCGCACAGGTGCGGTACGACATGGCTTCGCAGGCGTGCGACACGCGCAACACCGTCCAGAACGCCACGCGGGACATCATCGACAACCAGAACAGCAACAGCCGAGCCATTCTTGACTTCCTGACGCAGAGCAAGATGCGCGATCTCGAAAACGAGAATCAGGGGTTGCGGCTGGCGGCGTCTCAGTCTGCGCAGAGTGAAGCACTCAAGGCATACATGAGCGGCCAGTTCGCCTATTACAACCCGCGCCCGGTTCCGTCGTTTGCGGTTCCCGCACCGTATCAGTTCGCCGGGTGTAATGGTTCGCAGTATGTCTGCGGTGCCTGCGCCTAACAAATCCACAAATTGAGCTTTTTCGTGACCTCACGAAAATGGTCGGCTCCGTGTCGATACTCACAGCAGCGGCGGGGCAATCGCTCCGCCGCATTTTATATCTATCAAAGAGAGGGTTGATTTTATGGCCGAATATACCAATTCCAACATCGTGACCGTAGCGGCTGACCAGAATGTGCCGTTGACGGAAACGCCCGCCGCGAGAGGTGGGTGTATCGTGCATCGCGCCGGAGCGGGCATCGTAACGCTTCGCGGCCTCACGAATCAGTGCAAGGCGCGATTCCGCGTGGCCTTTGGCGCGAACATTGCCATTCCGACCGGTGGCACGGTGGAAGCAATCTCTGCCGCGCTGACGATCAATGGTGAACCGATTACCAGCGCGACCGCCGTTGTCACGCCTGCTGCAGTCGGGAACTATTTCAACATTTTTGTTTCGGCATTTGTAGAGGTGCCGCGCGGCTGTTGCATTACGGTTGCCGCAAAAAATATCAGCACGCAGGCGATCAATTTTGCGAATAGCAACATGATCGTCGAACGCGTGGCGTGAAAGGAGCATGAACATGAGTAAGAGAGCTATGGAGGACTTGCGGGCGACGCTCTGCGGAGAGCTTGAGGAAATCGCAAGGAAGCCGGAGCTGGGCGCAGGCGATCTCGAGATCGTCCACAAGCTGACCGACACGATCAAAAACATCGACAAAATTGAAATGCTCGACGAATCCGGTTATAGCCGGGACGCCGATTGGGATGCAAACATCCGAGGAACGTATAATCGCGGAAGCTCCTACCGTGGACGCCGCCGGGATTCTCTGGGGCGTTATAGTCGTGCCGACGCCCGCGAGCGAATGCATGAGCAGCTTGAGGACATGATGCGCGACGCGGACAGCGACGCAACCCGCGACGCTATCCGTCACTGCATGGAGCAGATCGACCGGGCATAAGGGGGCGCTCCCATGCTGGATGCGCTTGAAATCCGCAAGGAAATTGCGCGGCTGGAATATGAAGAATCCAGTTATCCGAACTATGCCAAGCTCGCAAATCTTTACACCATTCAAGACCGCATGGGGCACAAGGCGGAGCCGCCGGTTGAACGCCGATACTCCGCTACGCCGCCCGCAGCCGAAACGATCAACGAGTATGGGGACAGCGTTTTTTTGCGAAGTATTGCAGGAAAAGACCCGGCGCAAATCTGGCCGATCATTGATGAGCTTATGGAAACCCTGTCGCTTGTCAACCACCGTGCATACGATTCAGTGCTTCGGAAGGTGCGGAACGTCTGAAATGTGTTACTTACCAAGTAACTTATAGACTGCAATTTTTTAGTTTTTGGCTGTCCGTAGATGTATTTTTCATATTTCGACATTTAGCGCCATTCCGAACAAATAAATAGAGAAAGTACCCGAAAGCAGCGCAAACACGCTATTTTCGGGTACTCTGGCGCGGAAGGAGAGATTCGAACTCTCGCTCGCTTTTTAGACGACTACTCCCTTAGCAGGGTATTTGGAACCTTTGAAAATACTACACATTTTCGTTTTTGTTACTTACGGAGTTACTTTCGGGTCTGGCGCTGATTGAACATCAGAAGATGGAATTTGGTTGACCGCATCGACCATGCCTCGCATATTTGGATGAACATACTTCTGCGTCGTGGTGATTTTGCTGTGCCGCATGACCTCCTTGATAGTGAATGGATCAATATTTTTCGAGGCCAGTGCGGTTGCGGTGGTGTGTCTGCACGAATACGGTGTGAGCCGCCGGACACCAGCCAGCGCAAGGCATTCATAATATCGCGCATAGAAATTATCTTTGTTGATGCAGCAAACATTCCCGACGCGCGAATTACTTTCCTCGCACAATTCCTTAAGGACGGGCGCGAGGAAGTCTGGGAACACCATAGGTGTATCTTTCCGCTTCTGCGTTTTAATTCCGCCGCCGATGATCTCGTTTTTTTCGAAGTCGAGCATATCCTTTTTGAGCTTTTGAACCTCTCCCGGCATCATGCCGGTGTAGATCATCGTGAGGATAAACCCGATAAAATGATCT